TCAGTAATTAGACCAGACGCAATCAATCCTGTTGTAAACGAATTTTTTAAATTATTAAGTCAATAATATGTCATTAGAGCAAAGTCATTTTCAGATCCAAGAGATATTGTTTACGGACGATTATTATGATGATATTCCGTTTGATATTGGTCCGTCTGTTATCGAGTTAAACATCTATGAAGATATTGAAAAGACATATCTAACAGGTACAATGCTGCAGGTAGATAATGTTGGATTCAAAAGTACAGTAGGGATAACAGGATCAGAAAGAATAGAGATCACTCTCAAAGCTGCTACTGGTACACTTGTTACAAAGAAATTTATCATCAGTGCTGTTCAAAAAGAAGTTTCGTCTAATGAGAGAACAGATGTTAGACTGTTGTCATTGATTGAAGAACACGCATTCTTGAGCAACATTATCAAGGTAAGCAAAGCATATAGAGGTGAACCTGCTACTATTATTAGTAACATTTTATCAGGATATCTGGATAAAAAACTGACATACAATACCGACGGAGTGAGAGAACCCAACATTAAAGTGATTATTCCTAATCTCAATCCCCTGGACGCAGTCGATTGGATTAGAGATAAGATGGCCACATCTATTGGAGCTCCATTCTTTCTTTATGCTTCATTACAGGATCCCAACATTACAATTGCGCAGTTGGAAACATTAATTACTGCAGATGCGTGGAACAAAGAGAATCCATACACTTATGGTCAAACATCTCATAACCAGACATTGGATAATAATACAGAAGCTAGAAAATTGTTTAATGTCGAGCACTTCGCTGCTGCAAAGATTGAAAGTACCTTACAGTTAGCTAAGATGGGAGCAATCTCAGCTGAGTACAACACAGTTGATGTTACTTCAGGTGAGATGTATAAGTATCTTGCATCGAGTGATGTTACTATTGGTAGATTGTTAGATAGAGTGGGTCAGAAACTTTCCCCACAAGAACAAAATGGATTGAACTTCAATTCTACAATGAATATTGGAACTTCAAACCGCGGAGTTCGTCGAATAACTGGGTACGCTTCTCGAATATTTACTAACATTGCCGCCGATACATATCATGATGTTAACAGCTATAATTATGAGAAAGAAGATGGGTATCGTTTAGCATTAAAGATGAAAGCAGCTCAACTCAGAACTGTGATGACCAACAATGTATATACAATAACGGTCCCTGGTGTTCCATATCTAATTAATCCAGACGCTGGAGTGGGATCTAACATTCAAGTTAATTTTGCAAAAAACACTGTGGATCCAAATCAAGTAACAGACATTGATTCGGAAAGATCGGGTAAGTTTCTTGTGTATAGGGCAAGGCATCAATTTATTAAACCCAGTAGGTATGCTGTTCACATGAATATTGTTAAGTTGACAAGGACCGCAGAACGATGAAAGCTATCCAATCCGAATACTATGGCGACAATCATAGGTGGTTTCTTGGTGTTGTAGATACTATTGACGATCCATTAACTCTTGGTAGAGTGCGTGTTAGAATCTTTGGTCTACATACAGAGAATACGAGTGATATCAAACCCAGCGATCTGCCATGGGCATCTGTCGTTCTTCCTGTAACTCAAGGTGGTGTTGCAAATTCAACACAACCTACAGGTATCCAACCTGGAGCTAGAGTTTATGGTATTTTTTTAGATGGCGAACATTCTCAAACTCCATTAGTGATTGGATCCATTCCACATAATGCAGAATACAGAGTAGAATTTCCAGAAGATATTGTTGAGACATATGTCCCTACAAACAATCTCTCTTCTATTTTTGAAGTAGGAGATCCAGTAACTCCAGAGGTTAATGATGAGCTTGAAGCTGCTGGTCTTGCTCGTAAAGAAGAAAACGAAGTTCTATCTCAGCCGGATGTTGATTCATTGAACGGATCTGCAAGATCGGAAAGTACAACGCTTGTTGGTGCTAGTCGTCAAGAGCAAGGATTTAACTTTCTCAGATCTTGGTTTATTGGTAAGGGATCGGTGGATCCTGGAATCCACGCTGCTGCATTCATTGGTAACTTTATGAATGAGTCGGGACCCAACATTCCACCAAATTCAGGACCTAATTTTACAGACAAAGAAACAGGGATTGTGTACAAAGGTATTCATACGAGATGGGGTCAAGAAAACTCTTTTGGTATTGCACAGTGGAACAAAAGTGCTGGTAGATTTAGAGAACTTAGAAATTATGCTGCACGAAGAAAACCATCAAAAACTTGGCAGGACTTTTTGGTTCAACTAGAATTTGTTACTTGGGAATTGGAACACAGTCACTCATATGTCTTGAGAAAGATATTACGTTCTTCTACAATTCCAAATGCTACCGAAGTTGTTTTAAGATTCTATGAAGTACCAGAGGTTGCGGTTAACTATAACAGATATCTATCTAATAGAACTGAGGCCTCAAAAACACTACAGAGTGGTGTTGTTAGGGCATATCAAGCAGAGCTACAGGAAAGAATAAGCAGCGCAAACTTTGTCGTTGGGGAGTTTGGTGGATAATGGCTGATATAAAAGATATCAACAATAGACTGAAAAATATTGTCAAGATCGCTGGTTTTGATAGTGTTGTTCTAAAAACTAATATTACTGCATCCAATATCAAAGCATTGGAAGCAACTAGTCTTGGTGAACTGTTAAATGAAAACATTAGTGGTGTTCAAGGACTGACAGTAAATGCTGGTTTATCAAACATTGCTTTATTGCAAAATAATCTAACTGGATTACAATCTCAAATCATTAAAGATGTGAGCTTGAGTAAGTCAGCTCTACAATCTATAACAGGTGCTACCGATACTATTGAGGATGGATTTCTCGACCTCGTATTCACAGCTGCATCTGCAGAGGGTGTAAAAGCTGGTATTAATGCACTTGCAACTCCGACAAATAGTCAAATACAAACGATATTAACCAATATCGTCCCAGAGCAGTTTAGCTCACAGGTATCAAGCATTGTGAGCCAGGACTTCACAGCACTTACCGCAAATCTTTCGGTAGACTTAACAGCTTTTAATAGTGCATTCACAAACCTGCTTAATGGTAAGACTGGCAATATTCTACAAGACGTTTTGTTGCAAACAGACACCTCGCCAATTAGTGCAATTGTAGCATTGGGAGTTGATCCTTCTGTTGCTTCAGATATATTGCTATTGCTACAGACGAATAAGTTCGACGATGCTGTTGCAACAATAAGTGCTACACCGGGGATTACATTATCCCTGGCACAGATTGAGCTAGCTCTTTTAGCTGTTCCTACTGATATATCCTCTCAGATTACAAGTGCGGGAGTTAGGTCTTCTTCACTTGCTGTATTTGATCCTACAACAAATTTTAACAATTGGACAGGTAAGAATACACCCAATTCATATTTCTCTTTAGTTGCAACACTCGAAGAGTTGATGATTGAATTAGTCAATACAAGTAGAGAAATTACAGAAGTTGTATTTTGTGGATATGAAATTGATGAAGATCAATCTGTCACACCACAAGACATCCACGAGGCATGTATTGCTGCTGGATTAGACGGTATTGCATACCATTATGTTATCTTGCCAAATGGTGATATGAGGCGTGGTAGATCATTAGCTGTGGATGGAGAATATGATACTACTCACAATCAATACAGTATTATAGTCGTTGTTCCCCACAAGAGAAATGTGGGTGCCACTGTTGCTCAGGGTAGATCGATTGATCTATTCTTAGAAGCATTTTGGAATTTGTGGCCAGGAGGTCAGTGTTGGGATGCAGAAGAAATTGATGTACAATCATTTCCTGTAGGCGTAAACATCGACAACTATAGAAGTAACTATAGAAAACAAAACTTTGGTAATGCTGGTAGATCTTATTCGACCACTCAGCTAATTTCTGCTGCAAAAGGAAATCTATAATGTCTGTCAAACAAATTGAACAACTAGCTGATAGAAATAATCTACAGGGTTCTGGTGCTGTCAAGTCTGCATCCAGATCAACAGACGGATTTCACGACAGATCTGGTATTAATCCAAGGCCTGAATATGTAGGTAAAGCTACTACAACATCAGCAGTGATTAGTGGTGGGAAAACTCTAAACACATTTGGTGCTGACATTCCAGAAGATACAGTTGATGGAGAAGAAGCACAATATGGTATGAACTACTCATATCAGACACCAGCTGGTCACACTATAGAATATAATGATACTCCTGCATCAGAGCGTATTATGATCCGTCATAAGTCTGGTACAGGGATCAACATTGGGCCTGATGGTTCTGTTATGATCTCATCAAAGAGACGTGTTGATGTTGTTAATGAAAATCACTATCTTTCCGTTGCTGGTAATGGTGTTATGTCATACGAAGGTAATCTAACCTTAAATGTCACAGGCGACTTCAATGTCAATGTTGGAGGTGAATATAACGTCACATCAACAAAGCAAAATGTTACTACCAACGGTAACAGCACCAGAACTGTCTATGGAGATGATAATCACACCATTCGTGGTAATTCATCTGCATTAACAACTGGTGGGGCTGCTCATACATACCTTGAAGGTTTAAACACTATCGTAAAGGGTGATAACAGACACGCTGTTGAGGGTAATATGACTATGGCAACTTCTCAAACGCTTACAATGACGTCAGATAGAGAAGTTGTTATAACATCCAAAGAAGCTAACATTGCCGCTGACAACTTATCAGTGTTTGGCGATATAGGTACTATTGGTGGTGATAATATTATAATGTACAACCAGAATATGTATACAGACGAACACATACAAGCAAAACATATAACTGCTACAGCAAGAGTGACTACACCTGTTACGTATGGAGACCTACAAGGTACCGCTACACAGGCTATCACAGCTGACGTTACTAACTCTCAGAACTATGCTGACACCGATCCTGGCGGTGATGTAGGCTCCGCACAAGGGTTTACGGCAGCAACAGACACCTCAGAGATTGACACCACAGCGACTGCTAAAGCTACAGCATCATTGATGGAAGATTATAGAACAAAAGGTTCTAAAGGAGTTAGACAAGTAAAAATTGATCCCAACAATTTGATAAAGGATAGTATTGACTTGTCGACAAAGACTGGTGGTGTAACTAACAGACCTCTTACAAAAGAAGAAGTGCGCGCTAAGATGAGAGAACCCAATAACAGAAGCAAGCAAGAGTTTATTGCGAAGGCACTTTCTGATGGGTTGCTGTCGCCAGAGCACACCAAGAGCTCTCCGCCCAATATTGCATCTATTAAGAGTACATCTAGTATTACGATTCAAGGTCAAACACCTATAGGCAGTGTCGACCTACATCGCACAGCTAAGAGATTGAAAGGTTTGTAATGGCATATAAGTTTCTACCAGATCTGAGATTCTTGCCAGATCAAGCAACATCTATTACAGCAGCAACTACTATTGCTGATGGCGTTCCTTTAGGCACTTTCCTAAAAGGTGTAACGCTGGATCACATTCCAGACCTAGCTGCTAGACAACAAATAGTTCGCAATCTGTTACCCCATGCACATATTGTAAAGTCTATTCGTGAAGGTGACAAACGCTTTTCCAAATACAAATTAGTAGTTGTTGAGGGAATCTATAATAAGTCACCAGAAGAAGAACTGACACCTGACGGTCAAAAAGATTTAGCTCAGACTGGTCGTTCTATTGTATATGAGCTTAGACGTAATGGTAAAACGGATCTAACAAAGACTGTAGAATTGGCTCAGCACATCGCGATGTTTTTTAGAGTTTACGATAAGATCACACTTGACTTTGATACATATAATGAAGGCGAATTGAACGCTCAAATCATTATTAACACTCCTGTGATCGGCTCATCCTACAATCCTACATTTGATCTATTAGCAGAAACTACATTTAATAATGTTGTTCAAGCGAGAAACCAACTTGTAGAAATAACTGAAATTCCAAGTACAACGGTAACACTACCAGCAGTACAACCTGATTCTGTTACTGGATACTTTACTGTAGGTGATATTCATGCAAGATTGCTTCAATCATATGGTGGTACACCATGGCAATCATTTGCAAGAGATGGTAGATCTGCGCGTGAAACTGCTATCACAAATAACATCAAGAAAATTAAAGCGGATCAAGTTGTTGTTATATCGGTGGGATATAACGATGCGATCAATACCAATACTGAAGACTGGAAGATTGCTGCTGATGTATTTGGTCATGTTGCTGAATCTCTCGCTCTGGATCATGTAGTAACATTCTTATTGTTCCCTATTACTAACGAGGCAACTGTACAAAGACAAACGTCTGTACGAAATGAAATTCTAGAGGTCATCTCTGGTTTCAACAATTTGAGGATTATAGATCTTAACGAAGGTCAATATCAGTTGGATACCGATGGTAGGTCCATGACGAGAGAGTCATACATTAAAATTTCTAACGTGCTAATATAGCGTATAAATAATACAAACATTGGAACGATTATGGCATTAAGAAAAGTCTTATCCGCAGAAGACGGTGATCTACAAAAGACCACGCTGATTAGTTCAAGACGTGTTAACTATGTTGATATCGACTTGGCATTTGCTAAACGTCCGTCTGGTGACATATATAAGAAGAAAGATGCTGCGGCTGTAAAGCAAGCTATAAAAAACTTATTGCTAACTAATCAATATGAGAAACCGTTTAGACCATTCTATGGTGTAAATCTTCAGAATATGCTCTTCGAACTTGCCGATGAAGATACAGAGAACGAGATTAGAGCAAACATCGTCAATTCTATTGAAAGATTTGAACCTAGAGTTGAGGTGCAAGAACTTAGAGTTGTTGTACTTCCAGAGCAACACGACATTAGAGTAACTCTTATATTTAAAATAATTAACACCTCTGAAGAGGTAGAGTTTACTACAAACTTATCGAGGCTAAGATAATGGCAACTACTATTAAGTCAACCGATCTTGATTTTAATTCAATTAAGAATAATCTCAAGACATTCCTGGCTGCGCAAGCAGAGTTCGAAGACTATAACTTCGAAGCTTCAGGATTGTCCAACATCCTTGATGTGCTTGCCTACAATACCCACTATAATGCTCTATCAGCAAACTTTGCGTTGAACGAATCGTTTCTCGGAACAGCGCAATTACGTAGTTCACTAGTATCTCTTTCAGAGGGTATTGGTTACATTCCTAAATCTAAAACAGCATCTAGAGGGACCCTTTCTTTTTCTATCAATCTAAGTGAGGTGGCAGAACGTCCAACAATTGTGTCTCTATCTCCTGGTGTTAAGTTTGAGAGTTCAATTGATGACGTTACATACACGTTTCAGACAAGAGAGACTGTAGAAGCTGCTGATGATGGCTCTGGCATATATCAGTTTAAAACAGCTACTGGATCTACAAATATTCAAGTTTATGAAGGCAGGCAAGCAACAAAGACATTTATTGCTGATGCAATTACACAAGATAGTGTTTACATAATTCCTGATACTAACATGGATATTGATACAGCTATTGTAAGAGTTTATGAGTCACCAACATCCCTTGATTTCGTAACATATCAAAATATCAAAGACGCGACTTTAATTAATAACGAAACAGCAATTTACATTCTCAAAGAAACCCCCAATGAATATTATGAATTATCATTTGGGGATGGTAAAACTTTTGGTGTTACTCCGTTGGCTGGTTATAAAATAGAAGTCGATTATCTTTCTGTTACTGGCGCAGCTGCTAATGATGGTGCAATATTCTCACCCACCTCACAAGTTACTATTAGCGGTACCAACTATAATATAACTGCATCTACTGTAACTAACTCAATTGGTGGTGATGCAAAAGAGACCATAGAGTCGATAAGAAAAAATGCTCCGTTCCAGTATGCAACCCAGAATAGAATGGTTACTGCAACAGACTACTCTTCTTTGGTTCTGAGAAACTTTTCCACATTAATTTCAGATATCCAATCATATGGTGGCGAAGACGCTCTTAAGCCAGAATTTGGTACTGTGTTTATGTCTATTGTTTTTGAGGATGATGTAACTTCAGCAACGATTGAACAAACAAAGACCTCTATAAGAGACCTAGTT